TTTTTCCTGACACCAAGCCTCAGTAAATTTACTAGAGTCTTTGTAGCAATCAGGTCCCATTTTGACTACATAACCTACAACAGTCGCCAAACTTTCTCTGTCCACTTGTGACTGGACTAAATGTATGCCACCTTCTGTTACCCCCTTACCTCGATATGGAAGAATAAGTATTCTCCAGCCAGTCGGTTGCGGCATTCTTTCTAAAATTGATTTATCTAATAATGTGGGATCTAAAACTCTTGCAGACTCTTCTACATAAGGGCCTGTATCTTCAGTTTTGGATTCTTCGTTTGATTTTATGGATTCGACCTTGGATTCTTTTTCTATTGCTTCTGCAACATGGTCAGGAACGTGTATCTTCGTCATTTTCTTCTATTCTACCCAGCAGCTCCCTATATGTATTTTCTGCTTCAACGAGAGAGCTGTAACGTCCAAGCAGATATTGATATTGCGCAAAGTCTTTAGCACCGGCTAAAATTGTATCTTTTACGCCTTCTCTCTGAGCCTCAAGTTCTTTTAAAAACTTTTGGCTAATCCAAACAACTGACACCTAATAAATGCCAGAAAACTTGCCACCGAATTCAGCAGCGCCCATACCTCTACTTTTACCTTTACCCATTCCAGGTTTAGGCTTGGTATTGGCATCAAAAGTACCTGCATCTGATTTTAGAGGTACAGAACCTTTGTTACTGTAAGGATTTTTATTCTTCATCACAGTAGGTGTTTTTTGTTGGTTTATTTCAGTTCTTTTTATCATTTGGTCAATTATTCTTTACAAATTATTTATTTGCAAGTCTTATCGCTTATTTTGTGCATCAAATAATTTGAACCTAGCTTGTTGTTCTAGCCTCGCTCTAGCAGTTTCATCTCTCATATCGGCAATATCTTCTTGTGCTTCAATTCTTTCTCTGTCAACTGCATTTCTCTGTTGAGCTTCCATAGCTTTTCTATTCTCTGATGCAATAAATTGCTGTTGTTCCATAGATAGCTCTTGACCTTTCAACGCTAACTCTTGTTTTCTTATAGCTACAAGAGGATCTTCATCTTGCGGAGCAGAAACCTTTTGTGTGTATTCAGCTAATAATTCAGCAAGAATCGGAGAAGAAAATTGAGCTACTATATCTCCTGCTTGTAAAATCAAGTTTTGAGCTTCTTCAGGTGATGCTTGTTGTGCTTGTTGTTGTAAACCTTGGTATTGCTGTAAGACCTCTGGTGGCATTTGTTGTTGTGCAAGTATGTCAGCTTTCATTTGTAGATGTTGCATGATATGTGAATGTATCAGAGCCTGTACCTGAGCATTCATTTGCACAGGTGGTGTGTTCAGCAAAGACATGTGTATTGCAATATGTGCATCATGATTTTGTTGTGGAAAAGCTTGAGCAGGATTACCTAATAACAGTTGATTGTTTTCAAAACCTGCTTCCAAAGGCATTGGCTCTGTTGGAGGAGGAGGTGTAAGAATTTGTTCAACATTATCAACTCCTATGGCTGCATACATCCTTTTGTATGCTTCATAAGTGCCGGTAGGTCCATGCACTTGTGGATTAGATGCAACTAACTGCATCATTTCTTGTGCCATAGCTATTCTTTGTGATTGACTGAATATATCAGGGTTAGATATTGGAAATATGTCTACCCTTTCGTCAAAATCACTTAGTTTGATTGTTGTCTCATTATTTGCTATCGCGTATGGATATTCTTGTGGCAAATATTCTTGAAAAACATCAGCCAATAGATTGAATTCTTTTTTCTGCGAATTGTGTAATCTTTTATGTATTGCAGATAAAACTTTTGTAGATCTTTCTAGTAAAGCTAATGTTGTACCCACAGGTGCATTTGGATTACCTCTTCCTGTATTTATTTCTGCTATGGATGCAAACCGTTGTCCTGAATCAACTAATATGTTGAGTAGCGACAGTAGGGTTCCGCTTGGTTCTTTGAAAGGTAGGGGTTGTATTGAATCTCTAAGTGATCCTCCAGGTGCATCAACATCTCTAAACTCACCTGGCTGTATCGGAGTATCTTCATCCCTAATTCTAATACCTCTTGTTTTAAAACCAGCTGGTAAGTTTGCTAACGTGCCTGCATCAATTAGTTGCCTCATGATTGAGGTAGATGCTTTTGATAGACCTCCAATCATGTGTGTCAAACCAAAACCGTAAAAACCTAACCCAGGCAAAAATTTAAAATGGACAAAGTATTCTATTTTCTTTTTTAGCTCGTCATCTTCTCTGTAATTTCTTCTTACAGATAAAACCTCGTTAGATCCTGCATCAAGAGTCACAATATAAGGAAGCTTGATACCTGTCATCTGACCTTCCTCATCGACATCCTCAAATCCTTCAAGCTCTAAATTACAATGAACTTCGTAAAGAACAGAAACCTCTCCATCATCATAGGAAGGCTCCATACCAGATAATTTTTCTATTTCTTCCTTAACTTCAGAATAGTTGTCTGTATTATCACCGTAATTTATATTTATCTTTCTATAAAAACCCAGCGCTTGCAGTTTTCTTACTTCGTTTTCAGCAATCTTTACAACATTTGTAATTCTGGGACATGTTTCTAGATCTGTAGCAAAGTACGGTACAATCAAATCTTCAGGTGCAATAAACTTGGATACTGCTCTTCCCAACCCTTCATCATAATAAACTTTTTTGAACGCAGAACCTGCTAGAGGCAAATAAAATAATAGTTGATCTAACTCTTCATCAAACTCCTCCATTACATGAGTTATTTGGTAGTTCATGAATTCTTTGACTCTTTGAGCTTGTTCTTCAGCGATTGAATCATAAGCCCCTATAACTTGTGTTTTGACAGGGCCGCCAGAAGGTAGGAGTTCTTTATAAGCTTGTGCTTGGAAAGTAGTGACAGCCTCTCCTAATAAAGGATGGATAACTCCACTTGCACCTTCAAAGGGTTCGGATCTTTCATCATCAAAACGCATACCAAGATACTCAAGACCGTCTTTGTATGTTCTTTCCCAATCCTCTCTTGATGCTTTATCTTTTTCAATACCTGCAACAAGTTCGTTGGAAATGTTTGCTAATTGTTGATCATCCAAAACTTCTGCTAAGTTTTCATCAAAGCCTGTTTCTATTTCTTCAGTTATGGATTCTGCAAGAATAGCACTACCATCTTCTTGTATTTCAAAACCTTCGGTACCCCTATCGCGAATAGCCTCGATAGCAACAGTCATATCTTCTTGACCTAAAGGAACTTGGTTTTGTTCGTTAAGAGCAGTTGGATTTATGTCTTTTTCTATTGCCATTACTGATTATGTATTTTAAGTTTTTGTTGTTTTTTAGACTTTTGCAAATAATTTTTTGTTTTAATTTTTTGCTGTCGTTGTTTCACCATTAGTGTAACACTCTTTTTTCCTCTTCATATTCAAATAGAATTATCAACATCGTACTAATAGTATACCCTTCTTACAGGTGCTTTTTCTCCGTCCTCATAATCATCATTCAAAGAAACTAAACCTCCCTCTCTGAATCGCATCAAAGCTTGAGTCATAGTATCGCATAGGTCATCATTTTTACCAAAAGGAAAAGAAGCACACTCTTCTATCATTTCTTCTGCAAACTTTTTTGTAGGAGCGTAGACTAATCCTGATTCAAAAATAGGAGCAACTGAGTGCATTCTTGTAGATTTGTCATGGCCTCTAGTTGGTGAATAATTAACCACCGGTATCCCTAATCTTCTCAACTCATGAGTAAGCGGAGTACCAGAGGCTTTGGCTTCTATCAAAACCATATCAGGATCCCAGTATTGGTACTCCTCATAAGCAACTCTTTTCAGCTCAGGAAAATCCCAACGGTCTTTTTGTGCATCTAACAAAATAATACAATCAGGAGAGTCAGGCGTAGGTCTAAATACACCCCAAGTTGATATAGCGGAATAGTCTGCGGTTTCTTTTTTGCTGAATGCAGTATCATAACTTTGAATGATATAACTTACGGGAGGTAAGATTTCGCTTTCCCACTCATTCCACCACTCTCTTTTGACTATGGATCCTTCTTCTGAAGTTGGTGTCTGCATCCATTGTGCATTCCATTTCTGTACCGGCAAAGAGGCTTTGACCTTTTCTAACTCATCTAAACCCCAAAACTCAGGCCATAAAGGATTGTTGGTTTCAGGGAATATAGCTGGAAACTCTACAACTTCCCATTGGTCAGCTGACGTTTCTTTTTGTGAGTCCAGTAGCTTTGCAGTTAGATCTATAGAACTCCAACGTGTCATCACTAGAATGATAGCTCCCCCAGGCTGCAAACGCTGTCTAGGTCCTGAAGTGTACCACTCCCAGCAAGCTTCCATAGCCGTAGGGCTTAGTGCATCTTGCTCAGAATGTGGATCGTCAATAATCAATAAATCAGCACCACGACCTGTAATCGCACCTCCTACACCGGCAGCGAAGTATTCGCCTCCTTTGTCGGTTTCCCAACGACCTGCTGATTTTGAGTCTGCTTGCAATTCAACTTTTGGAAATATTTGTCGGTACTCCTCGCTATCCATCATGTTACGAACTTTACGACCAAATCGTACAGCCAGCTCTCCTGTGTGAGTTGTTTGCATAATTTTTCTTTTGGGCTGCTTGCCCATAATCCAAGCAGGAAAGTAGGTAGAACAAAATTCAGACTTGGTATGACGTGGTGGCATATTGATGATAAGTCTATTGCATTTACCGTTAGCTACATCCTCCAGCTTTTCAGCAAATATTTTGTGATGACGGCCACAAATAAATTCAGGCCACATGTGATCAATAAAATCTAAAAATGTTTCTTGACAGCTTTGTTGTTTTTTCAACAACTCTAGACGTTCTTTTAAAACTAAAGTTTCTTTAATTTCTTGATCAGAAAGATGTGCTAGGTTCAAAATCTTTTACCAAACTGTAATTGTAGCTCAGGCCCCATCTGGTTGGATAAATCTAGTCCACCTCCTAAATATGCTCCGTT